GCCGCGCCGCGGTTGCCGGTGCTCGACGCCGCGCCGCGGTTGCCGGTGCTCGACGCCGCGCCGTAGTCGCCGGTGCTCGACGCCGCGCCGCGGTTGCCGGTGCTCGACGCCGCGCCGCGGTTGCCGGTGCTCGACGCCGCGCCGTAGTCGCCGGTGCTCGACGCCGCGCCGCGGTTGCCGGTGCTCGACGCCGCGCCGTAGTCGCCGGTGCTCGACGCCGCGCCGTAGTCGCCGGTGCTCGACGCCGGCGATTCAGGATCAACCGGCGTGCAGCGGCTGGTGGTGTACTCGATGGCTGCCTTCACCAGGCCGGCGATGGTGAGCTCGGCCTTGATGGAGATCTTACGGCTGGCGACCTTCGAATCGTCGTCGTGGCGGCTCAGGTCGCCGGACTGCTCGACCAGCGCGAAGCGGCTACCGGCAGGGCGGTAGTAACCGAAGATGTCCAGGGGATATTCGCAGGCGTGGAAACCCGAAGCGCAGGCTTCAACTTCGCCCTTGTGCTCATAGGTCTTGCCGATCTCGAACTGGTAGCCGCGGCAGGTCAGATCCTGATTGAAGCCCTTGTAGGCGACGATGGTTTCCTCGGTCTTTTTCTTGCGGGTCATGGTGCGTTCCTTGGGAGTGCGTGATGCCCCTGGCCGAGGGCGACGTGCGCGCTTTCGGCTGCCGGCTGCGGAGTCGGCATGCGAAAGAGGGCGAAAAAAGGCCCGGACGAACCGGGCCAAGAGGGATGATGCTCGACGCATCGGGGAGCGCCATCGGCAGGCAGAGCTGCTGCTCAGCTCTACACGAACCCAGAGACAGGATTTCAGCCCTGCAGCTGGGCACCGGCACTATCGGCCGGGGCATGGACCGCGAGTCAGTCGCGGGGATCGCGCTCTCCGATGCGCCCTGGCTGAGCCAGGGGATCGCGCCCGATATCGGCTGGGCGATGGTGTTACTGGTTCTCGAAGGCGACCATCTGGACGACTTGGCGGACCTCACCCTCCGCGCCGTACTCGCGCAGCTTGAGGAAGATGCAGGCCTCACGGCCCTGGCTGCGGTGAAACTCGGCCTCTTCCATCAGAAAGCGAACCATGACCGCGTTGTAGGCAGGACGGCGCTCGGGGCGAATGCGAATCTCTTTAACGTCAGCTACTTGCTTGATCATTTGTCTCTCCCTCCCGGGCTGTGTTCGTTGGCTTCCCAGATACCCCTGTCTCCAAGGGCATCGAGGAAATCGGTGTTGCTCCGCGTTCGCCTACTGGGCTTCTACAACCCGCGGTTGGTGCTTCTGGTGTCGTCTTGAACCGTGGCGCCGGCATGCCGGGCGCTGCAGTCGTATTTCCTGGGCACCGTTACCCGCCACCTGTGCCTGGGCGATTGTTTTTGTCCTCACCGCAAGCGCTTTCGGCGCCTGTCCGCTGTGTTCCCCGCCTCTCGGCGGTACCAGGTACAAAGCCACCATCTGAGTGGCCCTGGCAGGGAGCGTGAGCAGTGCAGACCCTCGGCGCGCGCATCCAGATGCAGCGCGGCAGCTTTGAGCCTGGCCGGCTACCAGAGGCCGGCGTGGGTTCCCGTGTTGTGTAAAGAGCGCGGCTCGGTGGCTTGGCGCCGATGTGCTGGCGTTGGAATCAAATATGTACCATAGGTTCACTTTAGGTCAAGAACCAAAAGTACATATTTTGGCGATTAATCGCATGTGATTGTTTTTCATGGATAAGTTTTGTGTACCTATGGTTCTTGATTCGTTGCGCGCCATCGAATACTGTATGTGCATACAGTTGTTGCAAAAGGAGAGTTGTAATGGCGAAGCAAGCAAAGAGGCAGGAACCGCGCGCACCGAGCAGCTACGAGGTTCTGGGGAGAAGGGTTCAGCGACTGATGGGGTTGCCGGCTGCGCAGCTGGCGCGGGAGCTGACGATCAGAAGGGAGGAGGGCGAGAGCCAGGCCGACTGGGATCGACTACTGGACGAGATGAGCCTGGCTGACGGGGTGGACATCGAGGAGGGAGAGGAGGGCGCTGTCACCATTCGGTGGCAGGTGGACGAGAGCGCCTGGTAGGAAGAGACCAGAAACGAAAAGCCCCGCGGATGCGGGGCTTTTGTCATTACGATGCGCGGCTTAGGCGCGCATCTTCTCCATGAACTCCTTAACAGGAGCGGTACTGGATTCGCTTACGGTTTCTTCAGATGCCTCGATCTCGTTCAGACGCTGGCACATGATCTTCTTGATCTCTGAGCGCGCGAAACGGTTGAGGAGATCACGGATCATCGGCTGATAGCCAACACCATGGTATTCAGCGATCTTCTTGAGGTCGCCAACCAGTTGTTTTTGCAGGCGAATGGAAATCAGCTGAAGGCCGAGCGCGTCATCCACCTCTTGCTTGGAGCCAGTGGCGACGGCGGCATGCTCTTCGGAATGCCCGAGCTCGCCACTTTCCCACAGTTCAGTGTTGCTCATAGCTCCCTCACCTTTAGTCATTGAGTGCGTATTTACGGTAGATTCGGATTTCTTCAGGGTTAGGTTCGTAGGCTGTCTTCAGGAAAATCTTGCCATCATTGAAGATGAAACAGACCTTGAGCAGGCGTCCTGCGTTGGTAGGGGCGATGAACCATTTCGTCGCCGGGTCCGTCTTGTGTTCCTCTCGCTGATCAATCAGATGTTCGCCCTCGCAGTTTTCGAAGCATTGCTCAACCTCACGGCGTGTGATGCCGTCATGCTTCTCCTGGAGCTTCTTGGCGATCTGCTCCGATATGATCAGGTTTTCCAAACGGCTCTCCTATTCGTGTTTGTATATACAGATGATAGGTCCGATTCTCGGCCTATTCAATCTGTGTGTATATACAGACGGATGAATGGCGCCAGAAATAAGGCGGATGGCTACTGCCCCATGATCTGCCTATAGCTACAGATCCCCGCCACGCCACACGATCTGCCCCATCAGCGACATTGGTTCGTCATCCTCGTCCAGCCACTGGTCCGGGAATTCGCGCTTGTCGAGGTTGTCGCTGATCAGCCCCCACTGGTTCACAGCGCTCGCATGCGAAAGGCGCTTGATGATCACGCCGTCGGCGCCGTTGAGGGCGAAGATTGTGTTGTGGATCGGCTCTTTCTGGGCCTTGTTCAGCAGCACCACGTCGCCATCATTGATGGTGGGGTGCATGCTCCAGCCATCGGCATAGAAGGCTTCCAGGTACTTCACATTCAAGCCCCTGGCCATGATCCAGGATCGCTTGAACGCCAGATGCCCCTTCACCTCGACGTAGGGGTTCTCGTAGCCGCGGCCCATTGCGCCCCTGGCGCTCTTCAGTGGGACGTGGACGTACTCGTCATCGGATGAGTCCGCCGAAGGTTCTGGCTCGGGCTTCGCCTGGTCCGACTCGCGCATTTCACCAAGGCCGTACTCCAGCCATTCGACTCTCACATCCAGTGCGCTGGCGATTGCCTGCATGTTGGTGCGGCCAGGCATGCTCTCCATGTTGAGCCATTTGCTTGCAGCCTTCGGCGTCACCTTGGTGATTTCGGAGAGGCGAGCACCAAGGCCCCAGTCTGGAATCCCCGAGGCACTAGCGGCTTGCTTGAGGCGGCCTACGAAGGCCTGCCTGATATCGATTGATTGAACCATAGGTTCACTATCCCATGTGCTTGCCTGTACTTTCAGTTCCGATCTAATATGTACTTATGGTTCATATGAGTCTGGAGGCCCGATGAGCACTCTGAAGCAAGCGATTGAAGACGCCGGTGGAGCTGCAGCTGTTGCGGCTTCCTGCGGCGTTAGCGCTCGCGCCATCTACAAATGGGCTGCCTCCGGCAGCTTGCCCCGCACCGAATACACCGGCGAGACCGACTACGCCGACCGCATTGCACATCTTGCTGCTGAGCGCGGGAGCGTGCTGGATGCCGCCGCTCTTCGCGCCAGCGCTTCCCCGAAACGCAGTGCCGCATAGGAGCAGAGCGCCATGAGACATCCGAACCCTCCGCCGCCCCCTGAACTCGCCGTCATCCAGCACAAGGAGGCGCTGGCGCTCAAAGCCATTGCCGACCTGAACAAGGTTAGGGAGGGGGCCGGCCTTCCACGTGTTCACCTGGACGTGGTCGCCGATCGTTGCGCGCCTCGTGAAAGCGATGCAGCGGAATTCTGGGCTGATCGGCTGACGCCCGGTCAGTCCGAGCCGGCCGCAGCCGCTACTTCTGACCGTCCGCCCGAGCTGCAGCGCGATCCGCGCGAGGTCGCGGACATCCTCCGCAACGTCCTGGGCTCGATCGAGTTCACCGCCAAGGCCATTGCCATGGCCGAGGCGGTGGATGGCTATCGCTTCGCCGAAAGCACGCAGCTCTCGGATTCCGGTTTCGTCCAGGAGCGCGTGGCGATGCTGTGGTGCATCGGCGTGCTTGATGGGGAGATCGGTGGCGCTGCCCCTGCCCGCTGGCGAATCCCTGCCTACTACAAGGCCTCGAGCTGGGCTGCGTCGTAGAGGAGAAGGCCGTGCTGATCTCGCTTGGTGCTGTCCATGAACTTCCCGGTGATCAGGCCTCGGCGCCGAAGCTCCCGAAGGGCCAGCAGGTTGTCCGCCTCGCGCCCCTTCAGGGATCCGGACGTGCACCTGGGGCTCGCTTTGATTTGCGCAAGAACGGAGCTCAGCAGCTCCTCCGTGATTTCGACTGACATCGGAACCTCCTGGTTCGCTGTGTTGGGTGAGAGCTTCCCAGCGTACCAGCGAGGTTCCGGCCCTACCAAACAGGCTCACGCGGTCCCCCATCCCAACTGAGCCCCACAAGACATACCGCTGACCTCCCTTTCTCGATGGGGGCAGCTTAGGACCAGGAGCGCAACGTGAACACGTCCAATCCCCGACACGAAATGACTCGAGACCAGGTCCTGGTGGCCTACGCCGCCGACCAGATCGCTCGCACCAGCCTCAGCCAGGACGACTTCGCCCAGGCGCTGAACCGTGCGCTGTACCAGAAGTGCCCGCGCAAGGCCGCGGCGGAGAGGGTGCCTGACTTCGAGTCGGACGAGTTGAAGAACGATGGCGGCGAGTACCTGAAGGCCGTCGGGCGCTGGCTGAAGCGCGTGCAGCGCCTGCTCGGCGGCGAGCAGGAACTGCCCGCCTGGATGGAAGAGGCCTGGGTGGCGGCGCTGGAGCCGGAGTGGCGGGAGCGCTGCATCAACGAGCTCGCCGACCGCTACGGGCTGATCGGGGCCCGCGCCGCTGGCGTGGTGGGCTGCCCGGTGAGCGCCTTCGGCCAACTGGTCGCCGGCATCGGGCAGGCGGTGGAGCGCTGCAGCGCTGTGCTGGCCGACGGGAAGATCGATGAGAACGACCTGCCTGACCTGCCGGGCGCGATCGACCAGTTGCTGCTGGTGGAATCGAAGAGCTTCGAGATGCGCCGGCGCATGGAGAACGAACTGGCGATCCATGTCGGCGGCAAGCCGCTGTCGCTGGTTCGCTGAAAAAACAAAACCCCGGCCAGGAGTGGGGACTCGGCGCCGGGGTTCTGAGAGATCGGGAGTGAGTATGCACACGACGAACGGAACTGACAATGCCGCGCCACGTTTTCCGGCATCGCAAAACGTGGCGCACACAATGATGACCTCGCGCGAGATCGCCGAGCTTACCGGCAAGCAGCACAAGGACGTCATCCGTGACATCCGGGTGATGCTCCAGGCGCTGGAGGGGGATGGCGCAAATCTGCGCCATGTCCGCGAGGACAAGGACAGCAGGGGCTACACCGCCAACTTCCATCTGGACCGCGAGCTGACCGAGACGCTGATCACCGGCTACAGCATCCCGCTGCGCCACCGGGTGATCCGGCGTCTGCACGAACTGGAGCAGCGCGCGGCGGCCCCGGCCATCCCGCAGACCTACTCCGAGGCTCTGCGAGTTGCTGCTGACCTCCACGAGCAGAACACCCAGCTTCGCCTGGTGGTGGGCGAGCAGGCGCCCAAGGTCGAGGCCCTGGGCCGCATTGCCGAGGCGCGCGGCACGCTCTGCCTGACCGATACCGCCAAGCACCTGAACATCCCGCGCCACGCCCTCATCGACTGGATGCGCGAGAACCGCTGGATCTACCGCCGGGAGGGCTCGGCCCACTGGCTGGCCTATCAGCCGCGCATGGCGGCCGGCCTGCTGGAGCACCGGGTAACCGTAATCGGCACCGACTCCATTGGCGACCAGCGCCTGGCCTCCCAGGTGCGCGTCACTCCGAAGGGACTGGCCAAGCTGGCCGAGAAGATCGCAGAGGGGGCGCTGTGAGTGTTCAAGCCATGACCTGGGCCCTGGAGCAGCGCGTAGTCACCGACTCCTCTGCCCGCCATGTGTTGCTGTGCCTGGCCAACTACGCCGACAAGCACGGCCGTGGCGCCTTCCCCTCGGTGGCCAGCCTCGCGGATGACACCGGCCTGTCCGAGCGCACCGTGCAGGCCAAGCTGCGCCTGCTGGAAGACCTTGGGGTAATTGTCGAGGGCAACCGGGCGATCGCCGCTGCGTACATCACCCGTCGAGACCGTGTTCCGACCTGCTACGACATCGTCATGGAACGGGGTGAACCTGCTGCACCCCGTCAAAATGAACGGGGTGAAACCACTGCACCCCGTGAAGATGACACGGGGTGCAATCTACAGCAGAACGGGGTGCAAATTACGACGGAACGGGGTGCAGCCACTGCACCCAATCCGTCATTGAACCATCAAGGAACCGAAGAGCAGCTGCAACACGCGAGCGATCCGGTCGATGTTCGCCAGCGCTTCGCCATGACCGAGGACTGGCAGCCAGATCCTGACGACCTGGCTGCACAGACTCGCCTGATGGGCATCCCCGTGTCGGCGATCTCGCTGACCGTCGTGAACAAGTTCAAGGCCCACTGGCTGGCCCTGCCGGATGCCGTGTTCACCCAGGCCAAGTGGGCGAACGAGCTGGCGAAGTGGATCAAGCGGGAGCGTGTCGAGGACGCAGCAGGCGAGGCCGATGGCGGCGCCTGGGGCGCGAACGGGGTGCGCGTATGAGCCAGCCCAAGCGTGCTGACCTGATCGCAGCGAACCTCCGCGCCGCTCCGGCCCCGGCCCAGACCGCCCCGAACGTGGTCCCTGTCGACGACTTCGCCCGCCAGGTGATGGACGACCTGTTCGACCGCATCCGCGGCATCTGCTCCGGCTGGCGCTCCGCCTGGTACACCCAGACGGTGATGGGCAAGGCCAAGGAGGAGTGGCTGGCCGAGTTCGCCAGGGCCGGCGTGAACAGCCAGGAGCTGGTCGACAACGGCGTGCGCGCCCTGCGCCAGAGCAAGCGCGAGTTCGTGCCGCCGCCGGCGCTGTTCGTGGACTGGTGCTTCGGGGCCGACCAACTGGGCCTGCCAAGCCTGGAGGAGGCCTACCGCGAAGCCCTGGCCAAGACGCACCCGGCCGCCGCCGCGACCGCCACCTGGAGCCATGCCGCGGTGTACCACGCCGCCGCCCGGGCCGGCTTCAGCAACCTGCAGCAGCTCAGTCGCGATGACGGCATGAAGCTGCTGGAGAGCAAGTACTCCCAGATCCGCCGCGAAATCGCGAAGGGCAACAGCCTGCCGCCGGTCCCCGTGGCGGCCCTCCCGCAAACGTCGAAGGCGGCCGATCCTGACCTGGGCAACGCGGCCCTGCAGGCCATCCGCGCTCGCCTGAAAGGAGCTCGTAATGTCTGACCTGAACCCGCTGAAGTGGCGCGCCAAGCGCAACCGCGACGGCCAGCAGATCCCGAACTGCTGGATCACCGACAGCGGCTACACCGTCGCCGAGTGCCGGCTGCCGGAGAAGCGCTTCACCGTCACCCGTCCGGGCGATGCTGCTCCGTTCGCCTACCTGGGCAGCCGCGAGGAGGTTGTGGCGATCATCCAGGCTGACCTGAAGGCGAGCGAGGTGCCGGCATGAAGGGACGCAACGTCACCGCCGAGCAGAAGCGCTGGCATGATCTCCTCGTCAGCGTGGTGGGCTGCATTGCCTGCCGCGTCGAGCACGGCGTGGTGAACGACTTCTGCAGCATCCACCACGTCGACGGCCGCACCAAGCTGCATGCGCACTGGTACGTGCTCCCGCTGTGCGGGCCGCACCATCAGCATGGCACCGGCCCGGAGAACTTCCCGGGTGTGGCGGTGCACCCGTTCAAGGCGCAGTTCGAGGCACGCTATGGCCGCCAGGCTGACCTGGTGGGGCAGTGTGCTCGCATCGTCGCAGAGGCCGGCCACGATATCCCGGCCGGCTTCCTAGCCTGGCTGGATGGCGACGAGATGATGGCATGATGTTGGTCCTTCCATGGCCGCCGGCCGGCCTGAGTCCGAACCAGCGCCTGCACTGGGCGAAGAAGAGCAAGATCGCCAAGGCCTATCGCCGGCAATGCCATCTTCTATGCCGCCAGGCTGGCCTCCGCGCGAACTCCGGTCGTGTGCGGCTTGTGCTGGAATTCGTTCCTCCAGATCGCCGCAAGCGCGACGACGATAACCTGGTTGCCGCATTCAAGTCGGGGCGCGACGGCCTGGCTGATGCGCTAGGCATCGATGACAACCGGTTCGTCACGTCCTTCAGCATGTCCGGCGACTGCACGCCTGGCGGTGCGGTGCTGGTTCATATCGAGGAGATTGCCGATGCCCATGCATGACGCAACCGATTGGCTTCTTGACGAGGTGCGCCGGATCATCGGCAGTTCGTGGTCGGTGACGCCTGAGCATCGGGCGGAGGCGCGTGCATGTTGCGCCGGCCGGGGCGTGCCTGGCATCACCATGCTAGGCGCACTGCAGCGTCGCGCTGACGAGGTGCTGGCTGCAGCGCCTAGGGCGGACGTCGAGCGGCGCATCGAGGTGCTGGACCAGCAGATGGGGCTCGGCTACCAGCAGGAGCGTGTGGCCCTCGGCTATCGCGAGGGGCGAGTAGTGGGCAACCGCGTCGGCCGGCCTCGGAAGATCGCCAAGACGCGCCGTTCTGCTGTTGAGCGCTGCCGGCGAGAGATCGATGCCCTGCGCACTGAGCGGAAGCGCCTGTCCGATGAACTGACGAGGAGGGCGCATGCGCAAGCACGGGCCTGACCTGCAGAAGGCCGTGCCGGCCATCCAGCGCTGCCGGCAATGCCGCGGGCAGGGCTTCACGAAGGGCGTCTTCTTCGAGCTCGACTGCGCCACCTGCGACGGAACCGGTTGGCTTGGAGCGGATGGCGCACCGGTAGAGCCTGTCGCGCTGATCCGGGCACTGGGCCAGCGCCTGGACAAGGCCGAGCAGCAGCTGGTGGACCGGGCGCGGGCTTCGACCTGGTCAGAGGACAACAACCGCCGCGGGGCCGGCGGTTCGCACTACACAGGGGACTAGCAGATGAAGATCAAGGCAACCGAGTTTCTGATGGAGCAATACGGGCTCTGGGTTTGGCGCGACAACGGTGTGCCGCGCTGCTCGTCTCCACTGCTGGCGATCATGTTGCGCAACCCGGCGAACGAAAAGCGGTTCAAGGCGCCGGCGGTGCTGATCAGCGACGACCGGGCACTGCAGGTCGACACCTTCATGGCGCAGCTGGTGAAGGATGACCCGGAAGCCGTGGAAAGCATGACCTACTACTTCGTGCACGGCTTGACCTATCGCGAGGTCGGGGACCGCATGGGGCGCAGCTATGCCGACGCCCGCATGCTGGTCCGGGCCGGATTGTCGGCGATCACCGCCTGTTTCCTGATGCAGGAGCGAATGGTGGCCTGAATGAATATCCAGGCTGGATGCATTGACAGTGATAATCGCCGTCGGTAGAGTTTCAGGCACATTGCGGTTTTGCCGCTTCGGCGAACCTACGCAGCACATCAAGCCCGGCCATTGAGCCGGGCTTTTTGTTGCCGTCGATTTCATGGTGCGCGCTCCTGCGCCTTGCCCGATCACGCTCGGGCCTTTCTATTCACCGCCCCTCAGAGGGGATATCGAGATGGCCAATATGCCCGACAAACCGGAGACGTGGGCGATCGTGCTTGCTTGGCTGAGCCAGCACGCGCCCGTGCTGTACGCAGGCGGTCTGTCCTTCCTGGTCGCACTTACCCGCGTGATCTATGGCGGCGGCACTCGTCGGCAGGCATTCCTTGAGGCTGCGCTCTGCACGCTGATCACCTTGGGCCTGATCCCCGTCATGGAGTGGCTCGGCCTGCCCCAGAACATGGCCACTGCCGCCGGGGTGTTCACCGGCTTTCTTGGGGTGAAGAAGCTGGCCGAGATCGCCGATCGCTTTGCCGACTGGAAGCTGCCGAAGCGCGAGGGCTGACCGTGATCGTGGTAGGTATCGATGGGCTGGCGGATCAACTCGCGGCCCTCGATGAGCTGGAGCGAGACCTGATCCCCTACGCGGTATCGACTGCGCTGACCAAGACGGCCCAAGGCTTGATCGGTCGCCTGCAGGACGAGATGCGCGTGGTGTTCGACAGGCCGACGCCCTACACGCTGAACGCCCTGCGCCTGATGCCGGCCACCAAGGAAAGGCTCAACGCCCGAGTGTGGTTCAAGAACGAGGCCGATGGCGCGCAGCCTGCCTCTGTGTGGCTCGCTCCCGAGGTCTACGGCGGGGAACGCCGCAACAAGCCCGCCGAGTTGCAACTGCGCGCCCGGGGCATCCTGCCGGCAGGCATGTACGTCGTGCCGGGCGAGGGGGCTGAGCTCGACGCCTACGGCAACATCAAGCGCAGCCAGATTATCAAGGCCATGTCCGGGGTGCAGGGCTTCAGCCAGTCGGGCTACAAGGCCAACGCCACGGACAGCAAGCGCAGCGCCAGGAAGGGGAATGCCAAGAGCTACTTCGTCATGAAGCGAGCGGGCAAGCCCATCGGCATAGCCCAGCGCACAGCATGGGGCAAGGGCAGTAGGGCCTCGGTGAAGATGGTCCTGGCCTTCGTGGCCAAGCCTCGGTATGGCGAGCGCCTGAACTTCTTCCAAATCGCCGAGCAATACACGCGCGAGCAACTGCCTGCTGAGTTCGAGCTGGCGATGGCGACGGTGCGGCGACGGTTCGCGGCGCGCGGGCGGCGCTGATCTGTGGCACGTCACACCCCCTATCTAGGTTCTCCCCCGGGGTGGGGCCGTCGAGGGTGATTCGGGCCCCGACCGCGGACTACATACCAGCTTTTTCAGGAGGGGCCGTTTCCGGTTCCGGTTTGGTGATTCATGGCTACGCAGATCGAGATCGCGAGGCACCTCGACCTGAGCGACCGACAGGTGCGCAATCTGCTTGCGGATGGCGTCCTGCCTGGCTCGAAGGGGAAGGGGGGCTTCGACATTGACGCCTGCCGCCTGGCGTACATCCGCTATCTGCGGGGCCTTGGGAGCAACCAGGTCAAACCGGAAGCGGACCCCGAATACCCGGAGGGTATTGATCCGCTGGCCGATCACAAGTTGACACAGGAACGCTTGCGGCTGACTGCGGCCCAGGCCGAAGGCCAGGAGCTGAAGAACGACATCAGCCGCCGGCGCGCTGTGCCGACGGACTTCGCCATGTTTGCTTTCTCTAAGCTGGCGGCCGAGATCGCTTCGATCCTCGACACCCTGCCCCTGACCTTGAAGCGGCGCCATCCGGACCTCGAGGTTCGCCACATCGAATCGGTGCAACGCGAGCTGTCGAAGGCTCGCAACCGGGCCGCGCAGCTCGACGAGCTCCTGCCTGGACTACTGGATGAATATCTCGCAACCACAGCTGACTGAGCTCGCCTCGGCCATCCGGGCCGGCTTGAAGCCTCTGGAGCGGCCGGCGCCGCAGACGCCGGTGGAATGGGCGGACGATAACTTCTACCTGTCCAGCGAGTCGTCCTACCAGGAAGGTGCCTGGGAGACACTGCCCTTCCAGGTAGCGATCCTGAACGCCATGGGCAACGACGAGATCCGTACCGTCAACGTGATCAAGTCGGCTCGGGTTGGCTATTCCAAGATGCTGCTGGCTGCCGCCGCCTACCAGGTCGAGCACAAGCGGCGGAACATCCTGTTCCTGGTGCCCACCGACGGCAGCGCCGCCGGCTTCATGAAGTCGCAGATCGAAACCATGATCCGCGACGTTCCGGTCGTGCGCGAATTGGCGCCGTGGTACGGCTCCAAGCACCGCGACAACACGCTGGACACCAAGCGCTTCACTCACGGCAAGCAGTTGTGGTGCCGCGGCGGGGCTGCGGCGAAGAACTACCGGGAGCTCTCGGCCGACACGGTCATCTACGACGAGCTGGCGGCCTTCGAGCCTGACGTGGAGAAAGAGGGCTCGCCAACATTCCTCGGCGACAAGCGCATCGAGGGCTCGACGTTCCCGAAATCGATCCGGGGCAGTACGCCGAAGATCAAAGGAACCTGCCAGATCGAGGCGGCGGCCGGCGAGTCGCCGCACCTGTTTCGCCTGCACGTGCCTTGCCCGCACTGCCAGGTGGAGCAGCCGCTGCTGTGGGGGGGTAAGGATTGCGAGTTCGGCATCAAGTGGAGGCCGGATCGGCCACAGGATGCCTGGTACAAGTGCGCGGCCAGCGGCTGCGACGTCCAGCAGCACGAGATGCAGGCCCAGCAGCCGAAGGGGCGTTGGGTATGCGAGCGGACCGGCATCTGGACGCGCGATGCCCTGGACTTCTACGACGCCGACGGCGCCGCCATGCCGACGCCGGAGTCGGTCACCTTCCACGTCTGGACGGCTTATAGCCCGTTCACGACCTGGGGGCGGATCGCCCTGGACTTCCTCAAGGCCAAGGATGATCGCAACAAGCTGAAGACATTCGTCAACACCACCCTCGGCGAGACGTTCGACGAGAGCGAAGGCGAGAAGGTCGACTGGGAGGTGCTGTACGGCCGCCGCGAGGTATGGACCGGCCAGGTGCCGGCCCTGGCGGTGCTGCTAACCGGCTTCATCGACACCCAGGGCGACCGCTACGAGGGCCGCGTATGGGCATGGGGGCCTGGCGAGGAGGCCTGGCTGGTTCACCGATTCATCCTCATGGGTGATCCGGCCAGCGAGGAACTCCGGCGCAAGGTTGGCCTGGAGTTGCAGCGGCAGTTCACCCGAGCGGATGGCCTGGTGATGAAGATTGACCGCTGGGGCTGGGACTCCGGCGGCCATTACACCGACGAGGTGTACGCGGAGAGCCGCAAGCATGGTGTGCTCTGGGTGGTCCCCACCAAGGGGGCAAGCCAGTACGGCAAGCCAATCGCCAACATGCCGCGCACGCGCAGCAAGGCCAGCAAGGTCTACCTGACCGAGATCGGGACCGACAACGCCAAGGAACTGATCTACGGCCGCTACCGCATGCCCGTCGACACGGTGAAGTCGCAGGCCGGCATCTCGCAGCCCGGCGTCATCCACCTGCCGGCGAACGATGACATCTGCGACGAGAGCGAGACGAAGCAACTCACCGCTGAGGAGAAGCTGCGCAAGCTGGTCAACGGCATGTGGGTGCATCGCTGGGATGCCAGAGGGCGCCGGAACGAGGCGCTGGACTGCCTGGTTGGGGCCCTGGCCGCGCTGCGCATCAGCCAACAGCGCTTCGGCGCTGACCTGGATCTGCTGGCGCAGCAGCCGACGCCCGGCGGCGACGAGGCTGTGACTGAAGACGAACGCCCGCGGGCGAAATCCAACTACTGGAAGCGGAACTGATGGCCTACACCCTGGAACAGTACGAGGCACTGAAGGCGGCCATTGCTGAAGGTGCCTTGTCGGTACGCTTCGCCGACCGCAGCGTCACCTATCGGTCGGTCGACGAGATGATCCGCACCCTGCGGCTCATGGAGTCTGACCTGGGCTTGAATGCCAACAGCAACGGCGGCCGCCGCTTCGCCTCCTTCTCGAAAGGCTTCTGACATGGGCTTACTTGATACCTGGCTTCCCGGCCGCGCCGCGAAGCGCGCCGAGGCTCGCCTACGACAAAAGCAGGCAGAGCTCCGGTTGCAGCTCATGGAGCGCCGTTTCGAGGGGGCTGCAGGCGGCCGCCGGAACGATGGCTGGCGCTCGGCCGGCACCGATGCCAACACCGAGAACGCCCCGGCCCTTGCCGTACTGCGCAACCGCGCCAGGGACCTGCGCCGCAACAATCCCTATGTCGAGCGGGCTATCACCGGCATCGCCGACAACGTGGTGGGTGCCGGCATCGTGCCGCGGCCAATCGGTGGCAGCGAGCGTGCGGGGAAGAAGCTGGCCACGCTCTGGCGCGCCTGGGCTGGTTCCATCCAGTGCGATGCCGACGGCCTGGAGAACTTCTCCGGACTGCAGCACAAGATCATGGAAACGGTGGTCGAGTCCGGGGAATGCCTGGTGCGCCGCCGGCGCCGGAAGAGCTCGGACGGCCTGGCCGTTCCGCTCCAGTTGCAGGTTCTTGAGCCGGACTTCCTCGACGAGGAGAAGAATGGGCAGAGCGGCGGCAATCTGATCATCCAGGGTGTCGAGTTCGATTCCATCGGCCGGCGCGTCGCTTACTGGCTCTTCGACGAGCACCCCGGCTCCAGCGGAACCTGGCGCAGCATGCAGTCGCGGCGAATTCCGGCGGAGGATGTGGCGCACATCTTCCTTCCGAAGCGCCCGGGGCAGGCTCGCGGCTACACCTGGCTGGCGCCGGTGATGCAGCGCGTGCGCAGCTTCGATGAGATGGAAGACGCGGTGATGGAGCAGGCGAAGATCGCCGCCTGCTACGCCGCCTTCATCACCAGGGACGAAGCGGCCGGGGGTGGATCGAAGAAACCGCCACTCATCGAGCGGATCGAGCCGGGAATCATCCAGGAGCTTGGTGCTGGGGAGGATGTCAGCTTCGCCTCGCCGCCGGCATTCAATGGCTACTCCACCTATTCGTGGCAGGCCCTGCACGCCATCTCAGTGGGCCTGGGCATTCCCTACGAACTGCTCTCCCACGACCTGAAGGGCGTGAACTTCTCCAGCGGGCGCATGGGCTGGCTGCATTTCGCCCGGCGGGTGGACGTGTGGCAATGGCGACTCCTAATTCCGAAACTCTGTGAGCGCTCCTGGCAATGGTTCATGGAGGCCCAGTTGCTGGCACCTGGCGGGGTATCCGGCGAGGCGCGTGCTGACTGGGTTCCTCCTCGGCGAGACATGGTTGACCCGAAGTCCGAGACCGAGAACGTCAAGGACCGGCTTCGTTTGGGGCTGGTCACATGGCCGGACGCCCTGCGGGAGCTGGGAATCACCGACACCGCCGCGCATGCGAGCGAGATCGCGAAGGCCAACGAGCTGTTCGATGCGCTTGGCCTGGTACTGGATGGTGATCCCAGGAAGGTATCCAACGCAGGCCTGACTCAGGCTCGCCCGGTTGGGACGCAGATCCCGTCAACCGAAATCAATCCTGTCTCCGGGCAGGCACCTGAAGAGAGTCCGACAGATGACGGCGAAAGCACAGACGCATGACACGCCGATGCTCCAGTTGCGGGCGGCCATTCGCCCCGACTCGGTGAACATCGAAGATCGCACCGTCGAGATCACCTGGACCACCGGCGCCAAGGGGCGCCGGTGGTCCTGGGACATCGGCAGTTACATGGAAGAACTGGAGGTCAGCGAGTCGGCGGTACGCCTGGAACGGCTGAACAACGGCGCGCCTTTCCTCAACACCCACAGCACCTGGGATCTGGGCGACGTCATCGGCGTCGTCGAGCGCGCCTGGCTCGAAGGAGGGGAGGGCCGAGCCCTGGTTCGCTTCAGCCAGCGCGAGGACGTGGAGCCGATCTTCCGCGACGTGCGCGACGGCATCCTGCGCAACATTAGCGTCGGCTACTCGGTGCATCGCTACGAGATGACCGAAGAGCCCGACGACAAGCTGCCCACCTACCGCGCGGTGGACTGGGAGCCCATGGAGATCTCGCTGGTGCCGATCGGCTTTGACGATGGCGCCAAGACGCGCAGCGCCAAGACGCCGGCCGACTACCAGGGCCCGCGCTTCAGCACCGTTTTCGAAACCCGGGAGGCCGCCGCGCCGACCGAGCAACCGGCCGTCTCGGCCAAGACCCAAGAGGAACCCAAGATGACCGAAGAAGAAATTCGCGCGGCCGAGGAAACCGCCCGTCGCGAGGCCGCCGAGGCCGAGCGCAAGCGCGGCCAGGCCATCCGCCTGATGGCCCGCAAGGTGGGCCTGGACGAGGACTTCGCCGACGAGCTGATCGAGCGCGGCGTCACCACCGATCAGGCCAGCGCCGCCATGATCGACAAGCTGGCCGAGCGTCAGCAGAAGGAGCAGCCGGAGGGCCGCAGTGCGCAGCCGACCCCGTCGGGCACCATCGACCTGTCGGTGGTTCGCGCCAAACGCTCCGCCATGGAGAACGCCCTGCAGCACCGCTGCAGCCCGGCCACCAGGCTGGAAGACGCCGCCCGCGAGTTCCGCGGCATGCGCCTGCTGGACCTGGCCCGCGAGTGCATCAGCCTGGCTGGCGGCAACTCCCGTGGCCTGACGCCGCGTGAGATCGCCACCGCCGCCCTGGGCTGCAGCGCCGAGTCGGTGCGCGCCGCCGGCATGCACACCACCAGCGACTTCCCCCTGCTGCTGGGCAGCACCGTGAACCGCACCCTGCGCGCTGCCTACGAGCTCGCGCCGCAGACCTGGCGCCCGTTGGGCCGCCAGACCAGCCTGCCGGACTTCCGCGAGGCCACCCGCGTGGCCCTGGGCGACATCGCGGCGCTGGAGAAGGTCAACGAGTCCGGCGAGTACAAGTACGGAACCCTCGACGAGGAGGGCGCGCCGATCAAAGTGGCGAAGTTCGGCAAGATCATCGCCATCACATGGGAGGCCGTCGTCAACGACGACCTGTCGGCGCTGACCCGCATCCCGCAGGCTCTCGGCGCGGCCGCCGGCCAGACCGAGTCCAATGTGGTGTGGGACCTGCTGCTGGGAAACCCCAACTTCGTGGACAGCCAGGCGATCTACTCCGCCGCACACGGCAACGTCGCCGCCAGCGGCGGGGCGATCAGCACCGCTTCCCTGGCCGCTGCCCGCGCCGCGATGCGCAAGCAGAAGTCCAAGGCCGGCCACTTCCTCAACCTGGGGCCGGAGTTCCTGGTGGTTGGCCCGGATAAGGAACTGGAGGCCTTCCAGTTCACCAGTTCCAACTACGTGCCTGCCAAGAACGGCGACATCAACGACAGCCGCAACACCACGCTGACTGTGATCGTCGATGCGCGCATCGAGGGTAACCAGTGGTTCCTCTACGCCGCCCCTGGCGTCGTGGACACCTTCGAGTACGCCTACCTCGAGGGCGAGCAGGGCGTGTTCACCGAAACCCGCCAGGGCTTCGAGGTAGACGGTATGGAGATCAAGGCCCGCCTGGTGTTCGGCGCCGCCTGGATCGACTACCGCGGCACCTACATGAACGCTGGCAACTGATCGAGCCTCACCTCACCAGGGCGCCGTAAGGCGCCCTTCGTGTTTCTGCACCTTCGAGAGAGAGACTACATGAAGACCTTCATCCAGAACGGCGACATCATCACTGTCGCGGCGCCGGCCGGCGGCACCGTCTCCGGCAAGCTCTACAAGGTCGGCGCCTTCATCGGCGTGGCCGCCACCACCGAGGCCGCCGGCGATCCGGTGGAGCTGAAGCTGACCGGCGTCTTCGAGCTGACCAAGACCAGCGCGCAGGCCTGGGCGGTCGGCGACCTAGTGTACATGAACACCACCAGCGGCAGCCTGAGCAACGCCTCGGCCACCGGCCTGGTGCTGGTCGGCGCCGCTACCGAGGCCGCGGCCAACCCGTCGGCTGTTGGCCGCGTGCGCCTCAATGGCGTCTCCGCTCCGGCGGCAGCGACCTAACCCATGGGCTGGGCGAGCATGCGTGATCGCCTGCACCGACTGGCGATCACGACGTTCAGCGACGGCGAGGCACAGCACACCACGGCGGCGGGCAGCATCACCCCCTGCGCAGTCCCTGTCGTCATCGACCGGAACCTGGCCTACGAGGGCGCCGACGGCGCCTTCGTGGTCGGCCAGGTCGGCATCACCTGGCTGAAGAAGGACCTGGCTGGCGCGGATCGCGGCGATGTCTTCGCCATCGGCTGCGAGCGCTTCCTGGTCGTTCGCCCCATCGCCGACGACGGGCACGCCATCACCGTAGCGACGACCGAGCTATGAAACCGAACCTCCTCACCGAGGGCCGCAAGGCCCTGATCAACCAGTTGGGCCGGATCACCACGGCCAACGGCTACCGCACTGACGCCGGCACCCGCGTGCTGTCGGGCTGGTTCAACGACCTGATCAGGCCGGAGACCAAGGGCTTTCCGCTGATCGTCGTGCAGAAGAACCGCGACCTGGAGCCGAAGCCGGGCCCGGCGGCCATGGTGGTGCACCCCGGCTTCCACGTGATCGGCGCTGTCGACGCTGGCTTCGACAGCTACGAGGACGCGCTGGAGGACCTGCAGGAGGACCTGGTGCGCTGCCTGATGCCCGAGCTGAACCAGCTTCCGGCCTGGCTGCCACGCGGCATCACCGCCGCGACCTATGGCGCCGCCCAGTGCTTCCCGCCCGGCGAGGGCATGAAGTGCGCCACCGTCGTGATCCCGATCTACCTGAAAACCATCATCCAGAAGGGCTAGCGCCCATCAGCGGCCCGCGTGGCCAGAGGAAAACCCCATGGCTCAAGAGAAAGAGACGTTCATTATCGGCGGCTGGCTGAAGGCGCGCGAGGCTGGCAGCGGTGCCCCGTTCCAGAAGGTCGGCTTGGTCTCCACCGTCCAGCAGACCATCGAGACCAACGACATCACCCTGAACGACACCACCACTCCGCAGGGCGGCGAGTACGACGCGGTGTCGCGCATCACCAGCATGAGCCTGTCGAT